ATGCGTTAGTTCCATCAGTGTTAGATATTAAAATTGTATCTATTTTGGCAGCGTACTCTGCAGTAACGTCTACCATTGTAGTTCTGTTTGTATCACCTAGATCACCCATATTGCACTTAGGTGTTATCGTTGCGACTGATACTAAATTTGGTGTTGCCATATTTTATCCTCTTCTTTTTTTATTATCAAAAAATCATTGCCATTGCAATAGCTTTTCCTACCGTTGATATTTCATTTCCTGCATACTGTACCGTTCCTGAGCCTTTAGGCACAAAATTAATCCCTATATTAGTAGATCCCCCAGAAGCCGTAAAAGTAGGGTCATTATCAGCGGCTGCATTAGCGTAAGTAAGCTGATTAACAGCTGTTCCCGTTGCAGTCAATAGAAATAATTCATTGCCACTAGTATCTAAAATGGATGTACCAATTTTAGGGGCAGTTAGTGTTTTGTTAGTTAAAGTTTGTGTTCCTGTAAGAGTTACATCACCAAAAGATGAAGTCGCATCTACTATATCAGGATCAGTGCCATCGTTAGCAGTTGCATAAACAATTACTGTTGCGCCATTGGCAATTGCAACACTATCTCCTGAACCAGAAACATATTTAAAAGTTACTACTTGTGAGCCAGAAGTTGCATTTTTAATAAAATAAAAATTTTGAACATCTAAAGGAATAGTTACGTTTCTTCCAGCTGTAAGAGAACCTGTTAATTCTATTACTCTGTGTGCAAGAGTTGCACCTGTTGATCCGTCAGAAACCGATAGATCTGTATCAGCACCATCAGTTACGGCTTGTGTAGTATAGCCACCAGCAAATTGTTCTATGATTTCTAAATTTGTATTTGTTTTTGTTCCCCATGTACCAGCATTTTCGCCAGTAGCCATTTTTTCTACGCCGAGAGGGGTATAGGTTGATGCCATAATTTTGTTTTCCTAGTTTACTTATTTGTTTTTATATTTTGTATTATACATAATGTCAACATAGATTATGAAGAAGTTATACGAGTATAACCTGCTGATTGTGTCGCTGTTACAGTTGAATAACTAGCTGACTGAGTTGCAGTTACTCTACTATATCCTACAGGAGCTATATTTCCAAGACTAACCGTTGCAGAGACTCCAGTCAATCCCATTACATCAGCAGGGGCAATTGCACCTACAGAAGCTGTTACACCTAGTCCAGTTAAATCATAAGCTGTTTTAAGAACAGGAGTTCCTAGAGAAACTGTTAAACCTGATGGAGCCGTAATATTAACTATCTGAGTTTCCGTTATAGTGAGTTCACCCATGCTGGCAGTAACACCTAATCCTGTTAATCCTACTACATCAGCAGGAGCAATAGCACCTACTGAAGCGGTTGCACCTAATCCACTGATAGCTTCTCCAATTGCAGGAGTAATAGCTCCAACAGAAACTGTTGCACTGACACCAGTTAATCCCATTACATCAGCAGGTGTAATAGCACCTACCGAAGCAGTTGCACCGACACCAGTTAATCCCATTACATCTGCAGGAGCAATAGCACCTACCGAAGCGGTTGCACTTAATCCGGCCGGTTGAACTAATTTATTAAATGAATCTCCCCATGGTTCTTCACCCCAACCATTTCTACCCCAACCAACTAAAGTTCCAGCATTATCAAAATCGCCAAGTTCAGATGTTAATTGGGAAGGTGCGGTTAAAGATATAATAGAAGTTAGATCAAGAGTTAATGATCCTACTGAAGATGTTAAAGCTGAAGGAGCGGTTAATTCTGCTGTTATGAATTGAGCGGCTATGACACTACCAACACTAGAAGTTGCACCGATACCAGTTAAAGCAACAGCATATTCTACACCCCAACCAGAGTTGCCCCATTCTTGTCGACCCCAACCTTCTTCGTTAGCTGCTATTAAAGATCCTACTGAAGATGTTAAAGTTGCTGGTGCTGTTAATGATTGAGTGATTGTATTAGATGCCCAGGCATTATGCCCCCAGGCTACTGAAGGACTATCACCACCCCAAACTGATGCCATAAGGAGTCCCTCCTTATGCTATTCTTACTATCGCTGTTGTAGCTGCTGCTGCTGGAAATTGAATTGTGAAAGTTCCACTAGAAACAGTTTTATCTCCACCAAATGCAACTGCACAAACAGCAGCGTTTCCAGTATGTGAATCGTTATAAATTAAACAACCATTCGCTGTGAAAGAAGCTGATGTCCAAGAGACGTCAGCAAAATCACAAACTGCTGTTGAAGAATCTAAAGTTGGTGTAACGCTGGTTAATGCTTCTCCACCTGCAGTGTATGCAGTTCCAGATGAGTTAGTAATTTCATTTGTGTCGGAATAAGCCGTAGTAGAAGCTCCTAAAGTTACAGAACTTGTATACAATGCTATGTTAAAAGTATTTCCAGTTGAAGCTGTAAAGTCGTGTTCAGCTTCTAAAATTTCTTGTTTAAAGCTATTACAAATTGCCGATGTTATTGCCATATTTTTCTCCTAATTATTGAGGCGGTGACTCGATTGGTATTCTCACTGTTCCATCCGTGTAATCGTCTCGTCTTCGTCTTCCAATTTGCATCGCTGCAAACTTTTGTAGTTCTTGTTTATACTTTCCTTCATATAATGTCAACATATCCATTGGACCTTTTAAGAATCCATAGGCCTCAACCAATGCTGCATATAAGAGCCCTTGTGGGAAGTATCGGCTAACATAAGTCCCAGAAGTCTGTGTTTCCAAACCAGGTGGAATTTTATTAAAATAGATTCTAAAATTGTAATTAACATCGGGTGTAGGGGCTAAATAAATAGATCCTGAAGTAGTATCAGTAGTTCCTGTAGCTCCTCCAAACATAGCATAATATTTAGGTTTTCCTGTCACATCGGCACCTGAAGTCGTAGATCCCGATGGACCCGTTAATCTTCCTACATATTCAGTTAGGAAAGTTTGATCACGTCTCTGTAACCACGTACCTTGCTCAGTGGTATTTGATGCATTAAATACTTCAACACCTCTTACAAATAAAGTTCCAGCTGGAACTCTAATGGTATTAACATCTGCAGCCATAGTTCCTTCGTCTACAAATCTATCCGAATCCATAGGAAGATCATTTGAAATTCTATATTCTGCATTTTCTATAAATCTGCCTAGAATAGCACCAGTAAAAACAGTACTGTCTACTTCAGTATAATTTCTAATGTCTGTTTCTAAGTCTGATAGTGTATATGCTGCCATTATGCTTCTATGGTTACCGGTCCAACGGACACTGGATAACCACCTCCTTCTATTCCACCTGCTGTAGCTGTATCAGTATTGACAACAAAATAAAACCAGTCTGTTGTAAAATCTGTATCTCTAGCTCCAGAGACATATTTCCCTGTAGTTATAGCATAACCTGCAGCTAGTGCAATTTTAGCTCCTGTAATTCCATCTACATTTTGTGGATTTGTATAGGCCCCTGCTGTTGTGGGGGTTCCTCTAAAACGGTAAGTGCTTCCATTAGTTAAACCATGATTTGGTACATTAACGTTTATATAGGCCGATCCTGCGCCATAAGTTGTAAAAGGATTGAAAGGCATTAACTGTGTAACATCCGGTGCTGTTCTTGAAGGCCTTGCATGTTCTAAACCTTGAGGATCAGCTCCTATTGGATGTGGTTGTAATTGAGGTTGTTTAACTTCAAATTCAGAATTATGTACCCACGCACCAGTCCATTCCTTTACCATTTCTTTATATGGAAATGCTGCACCAGACCTATCTGATATTGCAAGTGCTCTTCTACCTTTTGAAAATCTAGCCATTATTTTTTACCTGGTTTATATTGAGGATCACTAGTCATAATTGCATGATATCTATCCACCATCGCTGGACTAGCTTTTCTTTTTTTCTTCTTAAGAAATTCGTTCATGCTTCTAACAGCTTTCTCTTTTTTATCTGAGTATTTATATACATTATCAAATGTTTGTTCAGCTTTACTTTTAGTTTTATCTTTAACGAGCTTACTGTGAATAGTTCCATATCTTTTTGGTTTTTTAACTCCTAGTTTTCCTTTAACTCTTTTCTTACCTAAGTGTTTAATTACAACTCCCATTCCTTTTGTTATAATAGTCATTATTTTTTACCTTTTTTTGGTGTTACATCTTTAGCTTTTGGTTTTCTAAATTTTTTCATATACCAATCTTTCATCGGGCTTCCAAAAACATCATCGCCTGGACCTAACAATTTATCTAATTTTTTCTTATATAGTTTCTTTGTAACTAATTTTGCTATTCCCATTCCTAAAGTTTTTAATGTCATATGTTTGGATAATAAGTTTTAGGGGTTATATAAGTACTCGATGCAGAACCATCTTCTGCCGCTGCTCTAGCAAATTCATCTTCGTATAATAATTTTAATTCTTGTGTTCTTTGAGGTGCAAACTTCATAGATAAATAATAAGATAATCCTGATATCATTGGTGGAATAAATCTGTAAGGTGCATCCGTTGCATTTGTATAAGCTCCTGCATCTTGAATTCTTTTTACATAATAAACATTTAAATAATTATCTGCTGCTGTTGAATTAGGTAAGGGATAAATTGTTATTGTAACTTTGTCTATAAATCTTTGAACCCAGTATTGTGATGGTGTTCCCAGGGAAGCTTTATTAGCTGTTGCTGCATAGGCGTCTCTGGCAACCTTAGTTAAACCTGTATCTGATTGAGCTGTAGTATTATAATTCTGTCTATAAGTAATATTTAAAATATCCGTAATCCCATAAATGTTTGTTGTAGGAGCAGTTGTAGCTTGGGGTGAAGCGGCAGCTGCTGCTGCACTATCTACAGAATTTCTGTAAAAAGTATAAACACCCATTCCTTCATCAGTCGCATCTACACTAGTGGCAGAACCTTCTATGATATTTATATTAGTATTTCCTACTTCCCAAAAATGAATGCCTCTATTGCCCCATTCTTGAAAAAGAACATTTAATGATCTTCGTGCTGTTTTAAGTTGATGACCGGCAGTTCCTATTAAACCAATACGTTCATACGCATCTACAATAACTTCATCAATAGAAAAATCTTGGTCAAAACTATATGCTCCAGAAGTAGTGTTTGCCATTACAATTCCTATCCATAGTAAGCTACAAAATGATCACAATTCGCTAATACTATATAAGCACTTGTACCACATCTAACTCCGTTTCCACCAAATGAATAGTTGAAACTTTCATTATCTGCAGAACATCCTTTAAGATGTGCCACTAAAAGATCAGATGCACTTGTGCCATCATATATTTTTATTTCTAAATCAGCTGCATCTGCTTGAGCATTAATCCCAACTATTCTTATTGGTCCAAGATTCGCGGCTGATCCAGCTATATAACCTTGCAGTTGACCTGTACTAGTTAAAGCTACGGAAGCTTTAACACTCGATACCATTGTACCCATAATTTATCTCCTTAAAAAGTGCTCCCTAAGGAGCACTTTAATTATTAGTTATTATGCCCAAACACCTTGGATGTCTGTAACAGCCCACCAATTACCTGTTTTATCTCCAGCAATTTTAACATAGTCACCTACTTTAGATGTCGCTTTAGTATTTGTTAAAGTGATTTGATTAACCACTCCTTTGTAAATAATATACTCGCCTGCTGCGCCAGTTACTACTATTCCATTACTACCATCTTGACCTGTATTTACAAATGTGAATACAGAGCCATCATTATCTGCAACTGTAGGCAGTGTAAAAGTAATACTATCCGCTCCTGATACTAAAGTTTTACCGCTGTCTCCAATTAATACTGAGTAAGCTGATGTTTTTTTTGTTAGATTATATCCAGATAAACCTGCTTCGTTAAATTTTCCTTGCAGAACTGGTCCTCTAAATAGAGTTGTTGCCATGATATATTCTCCTAGTT